ATTCAAAATCACCACCAAGTGCATGACTGATAGTCAACAACTGTGTGTTTGAATCGTAGCTTGCATGAATGTTAACCAGTGAAGACACATTAATTGCATTGGCAATCAATTGTGCTACAGGAACAGTTGTGCTAGCTGGAATAGTAATTCCAACTTGGTTGCTCCATGCATTTGAACTAGCTAGTGTTTCTCTGATCAAGAATGAGTTGCTAGAATTAACAGTTGCAGTAGTAGCCGCAGTACTTGTGATACTTGTCGGAGCAACTACGCCACGACGCCATACTTTAAATTCTACTGTAGCTGTGCTACCGTAGATACCATAGTGGTCAGGATCAGTTTCGACAAATAGTGTTCCTACTGGAATATTTTGTCCACCGCCTGCATAGTCTAATTTTTCAATAGCCTGACGTGTGCTGTTGTACATAGGAGCATTAACAGTGGTCCATGCTTGTGTACTGCCGTTGTAATATTTTACGACCCAGTTAGCACCATACCCCGGAGTGGTTGTCTTAACCCAGACACTACCATTATGTGTGCTGTTTGTCCATTGTGGGTATTGAGTGTGAGGACTGATCTGTACGCTCTTGCCAGCATCAAAACCATTTTGTACAGCTACCCAAGCATTTGTTGTTGCTGTAGTTTTGTAGAATAATGCATTTGGATTATGTACACCATTGTCGGATGTAACATAGATTGCGTAGTCGCCTGGTTTACCGTAGCCATCAACTGGCATGCCGCCAACATCAATGGATGCCGTTCCTGTAGAAGAATCGTCAATAACCAAAGGAGTTATTAGCTTAAACTGTTGGGTGGAACTGTTCCACTCGTTAACGCCATATAGACTGTTAGCTGTATCTAACCAATATGTGCCTGCAACAGGAGTACCTGTTGGTTCGCTAGTGGTAGCACTAATTGCTTTTAGGTCTACATCTGCACGAACAACATAGGCTTTTGAGCTAGCACCTAACAGGCTGTATGCGGCCTGTAGTCCGTATTCATTTTGCTCGCCGCCGTTAATTGCGTTGCCGTTGCTGTCAGTATAAAATAATGGGGTACCAAAAGTATCTGTTAAATCTCTTTGGCTAGTAATAACATAAACATTACCTGCATTAGCGGCAAGAGTTCCTTGCGCAACTCCTGTGCCGGATGCGTTTTGTTTATTTTCTGCTGTGGCAACAAACACCAATGGTGTTGTGCCCGGAGCTGCCGGAGTATAAAAACTCTCGTCGATAACTTTTACCTGTACGCCTGGTGAACCTAATGTGGCCATATTCAATCTCCTAATTGGATTACTTTGTTTTATTTAGCCAATGGGTCGAAAAAATACTGGTTAAATACAATTAGAAAAGGGCACTAAAAGGGCAGGGTATGAGAAATCTATGTAGATCTTGTGGACAAAGACCAGTAGCAGTAAACTACTATAAACAAGGCAAGCCCTTTTATAGATCAAAGTGTGATCATTGTGCTAGAGGATTAAAAGAAGGCAGTCCCCTATGGGCATTGGCAGGCTACAAGAAAAAGCTAGCCTGTGATAAGTGCGGGTTCAAAAGTCCGCACCAGGAAACTTTTAATGTGTTTCACATTGACGGCGATTTGACCAATTGCCGATTTACCAATCTTAAGACTGTATGTGCAAACTGTCAACGAGTCCTACATAAAGAGGGCGTTCGTTGGCGTCAAGGGGATCTGCGACCAGATTTTTGATCTGAGTAAACAGATCGTCAATTGTTCCATTGTTATCTAAAACTGCATCGAACTTGGTACCAACCCAGGCAGTTTCGCTGGCATGTATTCCTAATTGTTCTAGTGCATGCCTCCCGATCGCCCATCCCAGGTGTCGATCTGATTTGTTGGCATTGACCGCATGCTCGTACCACTCGGGCTCTGATCCGCGGACAACACGAATAACAATACCGCCAGCATCTTTGATTGATTTGATTTCATTAGGGAATCGGCAATCACTGATCACAATATCGTCTTTTGAGTTTCGTAGTTTGTTTTCTAAGCTGGCGATCCACATGTCATCATGGAACCCGTTACGGCAAACTTCTGTGCCCCAATACTGTAGAACCCAGCGTGGAGTAAGATGCGGCATACCTAAACGCTCTGACCACCAGGGATCTACTTGTTCTCGCCACTCTCGTGCGCTGGTAGTTCTACCTTCTAACATGGTTCGGTCCCAACCAAACACCTGTGCTACTGCATCTTTAAGACTGCCAGCGAAAGATTCTCTGCGGAATCCGTGAAAGTTAGTAAGATAATCGGCAACTGTGTCTTTGCCCGAGCCAATAAAACCGCACACACCTATGATCATAGTATCCCCTTAGTCGATACTATAATTTATTACATTTAGATTAAGTTGTCAATTTTTTATTAGCCAATTACAAATGTTAGAGGCGTGCCGCCTTCTTTGTAATTGATTAGATCCAGCTCTAGTGTTTCCATTTCGGCCTTGCCCTCATTTTTCAGAGCAGTTCCGTTTAGAGTAGTACTGCCTTGCGGGCTAGCAATAGTACCAAACTTTTCTCGAGCTTCGCCTAGTATAACCTTACAGCCTGCTAGACTGTAGTCACGCAACCATTGGCTAGCATAGGGATCTTGTAGTAGATTGAAATCCGGACGATAGTTATACATCCAAACCAATAGTTCTTCATCTCCTCGGGGGCGTTGCATGATTGTTAGTCTTTTACTGGTCTTGTTAAAAGTAAAGTTAACATCGCTACCAAACATTTTACCAACCTGCTTTTGATATGAAGCAAAGGCATAATAAGTAGCTAGGCCACCCATGTTTGTACTGGCTAACAGATAGGTGTTAGAATATGCTAGGTTGAAAGGTTCAAACAAACTGCCGCCGTCGCCGCCGCCACTGCGCGACCCGATACTGCGACGGAATAGCTGTCGAACTTCGATAACTTCCTTGGGCATAACATAGTCGTTAGTGTCCACTGTTAAAGTTATAAAGCCGAAACTTTCTTCTACAGCATTTGAACTGCGTTGACGGAATTTATTAAGAGCTCTATCTATGGCGGTATTGTAGTGAATAGGGTCAAGTTCGACATCGACCATACCTGCACCTAGCATGGCCTGCACATATTCAATAACTTTTTGGCGTTCGTTTTCAGTATCGTTCATATGATTATTTACCTATAAATATAAGACTATGCCAAGACTATCTTTATACAAACCAGAGAAAGGCCCGGATTACAAGTTTTTAGATCGTGTAATCAACGAGCAATTCCAAGTAGGCGGAACTGATGTTTATGTACACAAATACATAGGAACAGCCGCTCCTGCAGATGGAGCCGCAACTCCTTCAACTCCGAATAATACAGCCGCGCCTATTCCTGAACTAGGGATACAGGATGTCTTGTTTATGGAAAACAGAGATAGATCCTACGAGCCAGATGTCTATATCATGCGTGGAATTTATACCATGCAGGATCTAGATTTTAATCTAAGTCAATTTGGACTATTTTTACAAAACGACAACATTTTTATCATGTTCCATTTAAAGAACACAGTAGATATGCTGACACGAAAAATCATGCCCGGTGATGTTATAGAACTACCTCATCTGAAAGATGAGTATGCACTTGATGATAACTTTGTGGCCCTAAAAAGATTTTATGTTGTGCAGGATGTAAATCGTCCTGCCGCTGGTTTTAGTCAAACTTGGTATCCGCATTTACTACGAGCAAAATGCGTACCTCTAGTCGATACTCAAGAATACAGCCAGATTCTTAATCAAGATGCAGGCAATGGTGATGGTAGTACTCTGCGAGATCTACTAAGCACCTACAACAAAAATATTGAAATCAACAATCAAGTTCTTGCACAGGCAGAAGCAGATGCTCCTAGCAGTGGCTATGACACGCATCAATATTATGTAATACCTACACTGGATTCTGGTCTGTTAGATGTTGCAGATACTACCAGTGCAGATGTTGATGCCAGTACCGAACAGGCCATAATGGATGCCAGCATGATCCTGCGCAGTCCCAGTAGAAACATATACATAGGCTATGACACAGGCAATGGTGTACCACCTAACGGTGCTCCATTTAGCCAAGGAATTATATTTCCCGCTAACCCTGCAAGAGGTGCATTTTATCTACGAACAGATTACATGCCCAATGTCTTGTTTAGATTTGACGGTAAGGCCTGGGTACGCTTTGATGAAAATGTAAGAATGACCATGAATAACTTTGGTCATCAAGATGTGTCAACAGGCACATTTGCAGGAAAGAATATCAAACTTACACAAAAAGGCACATTTATCAATAACAACAATACATCTACAATTGCCGGACAAGTTGTACCAGAACGTCAAGCACTGAGTAAAGTATTAAAACCTAAGGCGGATAATTAAAATGGATTTCTTCTATGACGGCCAAATGCGCCGATACATTACACAATTTATTCGCTTGATGAGTAACTTCTCCTATCAAGATGGTAGAGGAAATATTGTCCAGGTACCGGCACGCTACGGAGACATGAGTCGCCAGGTAGGCAGTCTACTGAAAAAGAACAGTGAGAACACGATTCCCAGTGCTCCATTTATCAGTTGCTATATCAAAGATCTCAAGTTTGATCAAAAAAGGCTACAACAACCTGACTTTGTCAGTAAGATCAACATTAGAGAACGCGATACAGAAATTGATCCCGACACTGGTCAGACTAGATATCTTAATACGCAGGGTGCAAACTATACCATAGAGCGTATCATGCCCAGTCCCTATATGGTTACTTTTGCCGCAGATATATGGACTACCAACACAGAACAAAAATTTCAAATATGGGAACAGATTGCGGTCTTGTTTAATCCTGCACTAGATCTACAGACAACGGACAACTATCTAGACTGGACCAGTCTAAGTGTGTTAACTCTTACAGAGCAGGGAGCGTGGAGTAGTCGACAAATTCCACAAGGACTTGAGCAGGACATTGATATTCTAAGCATGGTGTTTACTGCACCTGTGTGGATCACTCCTCCGGCCAAGGTTAAACAATTAGGCATTATCACCAAAATCATTGCCAATGTGTTTACTCTGCCCGAAGGCACTGTTGGAACAGAATATACAAATCTCGATGCAGTCCATGATTTTGGAACACCGGCAACTACTGTAGTAGTCACTCCAGGCGACTTTGATCTATTAGTTTTGGACAATGTAGCAAGCCTAGTTATTAACAAAAGCAATCTAGGAACAGATCTAGATTTAAGTAATCCTGGAAATGTCAGTTCTTGGTATAAAGTACTAGATCTATATCCAGGAAAATTTACAGCAGGACTGAGCCAGTTGAGATTGACTACTCCTGCTGGTAACGAAATTGTTACATTTATGAGATTAGATCCTACCAATGATAGTCGCATGCTGTTGACATTTGATCAAGATACTATTCCCGGTAACACAATCGTTGACGGTAGAGGTACAGTTGATGCCATAATTAATCCCGAAACTTTTGTTCCTCACAATGTGGCAACAGGCACACGATATCTTATTCTAGAAGATATTCCCGGTGGTACACAGGCATGGGATTCGTTCACGGCTGTGGCCAATGACATCATACAATGGAACGGCTCGGCCTGGACTGTTATATTCGATTCTACAGCAGTCACTGAAGTTACCTACATAACTAATGCTTATACAGGTGTGCAGTATAAGTGGGACAGCGGCAGCTGGTCCAAGAGTTTCGAAGGTATATATGATAGGGCAACATGGCGTCTAATTCTTTAAATCAAATAGTTTGTAGTGGTGGATTATTCTTAGCTGAAGATACAAAAAGATTTTTATTTCTCTTGCGTACACAGGGAAAAACTGCGGGCACTTGGGGCTTGGTCGGTGGTAAGAAAGAACCGTCTGACAGCACTGCCTACGAAGCATTGAATAGAGAAATACAAGAAGAAGTAGGCCTAACGCCTACCATAAAGAAAACAATCCCCTTAGAATTATTCACCAGCAATGATGAAAACTTTCAATACAACACCTATGTGTTGATTGTGGGCAAAGAATTTATTCCTAGACTAAATGAAGAACATGCAGGCTACGCTTGGTGCAATTATGACAAGTGGCCCAAGCCCCTGCACCAAGGTGTTAAAAATACACTGAATAGTAAAGTAATTCGCGCCAAGCTAGAATTACTGTTAGACTTAATCGATTAGGTCTGGCCCAAAAGCCCATGTGCCCAAGTGGCGCATTTCCATGCTCAACTGAGTATCAACTTTGACAGTATAACCGGCCTGTGCCATCTTTTGACAGAAGATCATGTCTTCACCCAAGTGGTCATTGCTTTCCGGCGTCCATCCAAATTCAAACCAAGGCTGCGGGATTCCTTCCAATATGCTGGTCTTGACCAACATACAACCCATGCCAATACCTTCTACAGGTGCTAGCTCATCTTGTGGTTCAAATGGTAGAGGATTTTCCCAATCGCCAATAGTTTCATAGGCAACACCTTTGGCAGGTAGCTGTCTACGCACATAGTTTGCGGCCACCACAGGTTCTTTGTGTGCCAGCAATCTTAGAGCGGTTGTTGCTGGAAATACGATATCACTGTCTAACCATAGCATGTATTCTGCACCAATGTTTCTAGCTTCAGTTGCAAGTCTTTCTCGCTGTGTAAGTAGAATAGTGCTGGCTTCCATGACCACATGTGTGTCAAGGTTGTTCATGGTGTTGAGTTTGACCATTTCTGCTAGACACAGAGCGTGGGCACTGTGTAGAGTATCGCGGCAGGGAATTAGTACTGCAAGTTTGCCTTTTTTAAGACTCCACTTGCTGGCAGAGAATACACTTTTCGTCATGCGCCCGCCACATCGTTGCTGAGCGTTTCTCCCTGTATTACTAGCTCATGGATAGCATTAATAATATCCTGGGTGCGTTTGGCAGTCATGATAAAATCACTAGGACTTAGTTTGCAGGTAACACGCATGGTTTCTATACTGATTTTTTCATTGGTCAATACTTCCAATGCGCTTTGACGAGCTAGATTTTCAATAAAAGTCTGCTGAACAACTTCGTCATCGTTAGATAACAGTTCTGCACACTCTGCTTCATCAAGGTCTTGAGCTAGGTCATTGAGGATCTTTAGTTCTGCTTTTTCAGCAGGAGTTTGATCTTCTTTGGTAGTTAGACTATCTATACGAGTTAAGAATCCTAACAAGGTTTCCGGATTGCTGGTACGGTCATTCCAAACTACATTGTCCAAATACCATCTTGATGGTCCTTGATTTGCTTGATCTAATAACTTCTTTATGTTTAATTTTTTCGTCTTCATTTTATGAGTAAGTATATGGAGTTGTCTTACCACCAAATGTTGCGGATAAACTAATCTGCGTACCGGTTGCCTTACCGCCATAACTATTACCTAGTGTAGCACTAAGTTTAATGTTGGCACCGGCACTAGGAGCGACGTTGGTATATGCTTGGTTCACGCCACCCATCTTAATTGCTGATCCTGTTGCTGGTATTAATCCCACGGTCTATTCCCCTGTGGCCTATTATTTATTGGCCAGCTGTTTAACCAGCTCTTGAAGTTGAGCAATTTGCTCCTGCTGTTCTTTGATCGCCTCAATTAACAATGGCACAACCTTTTCATATTGGATCGTTTTATAGTTTTCCCCTGATTTGCTCTTGCCATCTTCGCCTATGTCAAACGGTGCAGGACGGGTTGCTTCTGGTAAAACTGCTTCTACTTCATCAGCAAATAATCCAACTAGTTTAACATTACGATCGTAGCCAAAGCTAGCCGCTAGTTCATTTGGTGTATAAGTTATACCATTTAATGATAACACCTTTTCAACCGCGTTGTCAATAACTTTGACATTTTCTTTTAATCTTCTGTCCGAATAGTAGGCTGTAATTTCGTTGGTAGCACGAATTTCACCAGTTGTACCACTCGGAGCAGTGCCTATGCCTAGACTTATTGCCTGTAATCCACTGGAATTTAATGTCAGTGGGTTGGTCATTGTAACTGCACCACCGACAGCTACTGTTTGACTAGTGCCCACATACCAGTTATGTACATTACCGGCTTGTGTATATGCGGCTCTGGTTAATGCTAGGCCTGATGAACTAAAGAAGGCGCCAGCGGCTGCATTACTTGGATATACCCCATAACCAACAACCGGGCCGCCACTACTATATTCTGTACCAAAGTTAGTAATAGAGCCAGTTCCGTATTGTCCTTGTAAGATTATACTACCGTTTGTACTTGATGCACTACCTGCCACAATGCTACCATTGACGTTTAACTTGTTGGTAAATCCGGTGTTTAGTTGTGATGATCCGCCAGTAAGGAACATGTTACCGCTGGCATCCAAAAACTTGAATGTAGTTGCGGCGTTACCCCAGGCGTGTGTACCGTTGTTAGGGTGTCGTTCATACCAACATCTTGTATCTGTTCCCGGAGTAGTGAAACTAGCATCAACCCAAATAGCATTGTGTGTTTTATTGGTTGTCCAGTCTGTTCCTGCACTGGCCCTTACCCTCCAGGTAGTTTCGTAAACATTGTTGCCAGTACCGCCCGATGATTGTTGTGTGAATATAGGAATAAAGTTTCCTGCGGTGCCGCCTAGTGCCGCTAGTGAAGAAACATTTAATGGAGCAATAGACCCACCTCCGCCACCAACAGTGGCAAATCCAGTACTGGGATTAATGAAGAAACTGCTGGTTGTATACTCTGACATCGCAGTTGCCGATGCATTGTTAGCTGACACAAATACAGGATAATAAGTACCGCTAGCGGCTTGAGCCTGTGTACTCACCTGTGTAGAACTGGCCGCGGCTAAACTGCTAGGGGCAACCCAACTTGGGGGTGCATCGCCGTTACTCTGTAGTACTTGGCCACTTGATCCGTATGCTGTGCCACTTGCCCCAAAACTAACACCACCGTTGGCTGTCAATCGCAATCTTTCTGTAGCACTTGTATTCCATCTATGGGTTAAGTACCCCATAAAATATGATTGTGCATTTCCAGTTCCAAATGCACTACTAACGCCAGCGGTAGTACCAGTATTAAGGTTGAATACAAGTGCGTTACCGTCAGTGGTTCCTAGAGAGTCGTGTCGACTTTGGACATAATGTGTATATCCACCTGAACCATACTGAAATGCTATTTGAGAAAGGTTACTACTACCACTAGCAACATCACCATTTACCAGTTGTATTTTGGCATTTGAATATGCGGTGCTACCAGCAATTAATAAAATACCAGCACTAGTTAATGACATTGCATCTGTACCAGCACCACTTAAATTAAAAGTATAATCTGAAGCAATTGTCCTATTTCTTACATACGAACTACCGCTTCTATTATAGTGTTGTGTTGTGTTTACGCCAGAAGATGACGCTGGAAAGAATTCAATTCCTTCTGCCCCGGCCGCCGAAACTGCAAGTTTTGCCTGTGGTGTTGTTGTACCCATACCGACATTGCCGTTATTTTGAATTCTAACTCGTTCGGCAATAGTATCAGCATTAGTTTGTGTATGGAATGCTAGTCCCGATACATTACTGCCCTCATAAACTGCAACAATTCTAGCACGGTCTCTAGTTTGATTATCACCGATACCTCCTGCAAATACGATTGCTGGACCGTTACCTATAGCGGCACTTGCTCCAGATGCCGCATTATATTTGGTAACAATTCGAATAACATCGTCAACTCCTGTAGAAGTGGTTGCAACATTGTATGCAATTAACTTGTATGTATTATTAGCAGTACCATACGAATCTACAAATCCGGCACCTGCTCCATATATGCTGGCACCTGTAGCCGGATTAATCGTAAAGCTACTAGTAGTATATTCCGACATCGCAGTTGCTGATGCGTTGTTAGCTGACACAAACACAGGATAATAGCTAGCATTAGCAGTCTGCGCCTGAGTCTGTACCTGTGTAGACGATCCTGCACTTAATCCGCTTGCATTGACCCATGTAGGAGCCGCATCACCGTTACTCTGTAGAATTTGACCACTTGATCCATAGTTTGCAGAACCGTTAAACGCTAAACCACCGTTAATAGTAATGCGTAACCGTTCGGTGTTAGCAACATCAAATCTTAGCGGAACACCACCACCTGTCCAAATTGATACCGTTTGGTCTGGAGTACCTCCTCCAATTCTGGCATAATCACCAAATGCTGTTAATGTGGCACTGTTATCAGATTTTGCAACATAGAACGCTCCACCTTGGTTATTAGCTCCACCGCCGCGAACTCTAATAATTCCGCTGTTAGCACTGTATGCCTCAATTACTGTGGCTACAGTAGATGTTCCGATACCAAGAAGGTTGCCGCTTGTCAGGCGCATTCCTTCCGTGTTGTTGGTACCGAACAATAATGGAACAGACTGCTGAGCAAAGATGTGTGCTTCTACACCACTTGACCAATCAAAAGAAATTCTGTTGGTTGCTGTATCACTGCCGTCGCCGTTCCCTAGCATCATACCGTTGAAACGAGGTCTACCATTAACCACAAAGTTGTAAGTTCCTGTGGTAACAAATGTGTTAGGAGTATTGAATCCAAACGATGCATTACCAATGCCGCCGGATCCGTTTGTAGGGTTTATAACAAAACTACTTGTAGTATAAACACTCATACCAGTTGCCGATGCATTATTAGCACTGACAAAAGTAGGATAATAGGTTGCACTTGCTGATTGTGCTTGTGTATTAATCTGAGTAGCTGTTGTAGCAGAACCTGCACTTAGACCACTTACTGCGGCCCATGTAGGTGCAGAACCATTGCTGGTTAGCACATAGCCATTGGTACCAATACCTAATAGTGCTGTAGTATTAGCTGATGATTGATATGGTAGGCTACCTGCGGCGCCACCTAGAATATTTGCGCTGTAGCCAACTTGTACGCTACTGGTGTTGGTATATGTGGGCGCACTTGCACCATTGCTGACCAATAGTTGACCAGTTGTACCAGGTCCTACAAAACCTGTTGTGCTAACACCGCTTTGATAAACCAGTTGGCCAGTAGTACCACCGATGATGTTATTGGCGTATACAGAACTCTGTACATAGACACTGGCTGTATTTGTGTATGTGGGCGCACTTGCACCAGTACTGACTAGGATTTGACCAGCAGTACCTGGACCAATAAAACTGGTCTGACCTGCGGCTGTTTGATAGGGAACCTGGCCAGCTGTGCCGCCTGCGATATTTGTTGCAGTATTGGCAACTAAGCTGATACCAACCATCAAGGTTGCAGTATTGACATAGGCGGGCGCACTGGTGCCGTTACTCTGTAGCAGTTGGCCACTAGTACCTGGACCTGCAAAACCAGTCAGCCCCGGAGCACTTTGATAATGAATCTGACCGGCTGTACCACCAGCGATATTGCTGGCCGTGGTAACTGTACCCGTTACATTACCTGTGATGTTACCAATGATACTACCACTGGCATATAGGCTGCCGTTTACCTGTAGTCTATATGCGCCTTGGCTGGTAGTGTAGCCTACTAAGAGATAATTGTTGCTGTCAAATCTAGCATTTTCAGTGCTGTTAATGCTAAATGTTATGGGTGCGGATGTGGCGTTGATCGTGCCAGTAGTTATCGCTCCTGCGCTGTTTTCTATGAATGATAAATTACTGGCAATTGACATGTGGCATTCCTAAGTGTTTGTTATATTTACCAATCAAAATTTTGCAGGAAAATCTCAGATGATAGAATATGTTCTGCATTTAATCTTCTAATCCTAAATGTTTCATCAATCGATCAATTTTGGCCTGTTGTGATTCGATAATAGTATTTTGTTCTTTGATAGCTTCAATTAGTAAAGGAACAAGTTTTTCGTATTGGATTGTTTTATAGTTTTCCCCTGATTTGCTAACGCCTTCGGCAGTTTGATCAAACGGAGCGGGTCTAACTGCCTGAGGTAAGACTTCTTCTACCTCGTCGGCAAACAATCCTACAATTTCTTGAGTTTTGTCAAATCCAAAACTTTCAGCAAGATCGTTAGGATTATATGTAATGCCGTTTAATTTTAATATTTTATCAACTGCGTTTGTAATAGGATTGACGTTTTCTTTTAATCTTCTGTCCGAATAGTAAGCAGTGATTTCATTTGTGGCACGAATTTCACCAGATACTCCTAATTTTCCACCGTTATCAGCAGTGGTTCCAATCATAACATTACCCGAGCCGAGTATGTTTATAACATCATCAACTGAATGCAATCCAAATGATAGTCTATTACTTGTTGAATTTGATCCAGCGTAGTAGTAGTACATTTGACCCATTTGTCTAGAACTATCAGCAGTTCCGACACTGTACATAATAGATTCGCCGGCGGCTAATGCGGTGTTGAATAGTTGTACACCTCTCTGGAAAGCACCGGTGCCTGTTGCGTTAAATTGTGCTAACGGTGTGCCGGTGGTATTTGCACCGACAACTTGTAATTTGTAGGCAGGATTCGTTGTTCCAATACCGACGTTACCGCCACTTGGAACAAGATGTATGTCACCGCTGTAGAATGCACCGGTGCCGCCGCTGGCGGTCATAATAGCACTAAAGAATACCTGTCCAGAACTATTAATAGACCCAACGGCTCCAACTTCTGTAGTATTGTACCTTACTTCAATACTGGCCTGCATGTATGGAGGAATATCTAAAAAGACTGGCTTATATTGGCAGTTAGCATTTACGGTAACTTCTGACCCAAGATAAACACGCATCTTGCCGCCGCCGCTAGCATAGGTACATACTAATGTTCCTGTGTCACCGTAACCATAAGTTAATAACCACTTTGTATATCCACCAGATGTATAGTATGAACTGTATACCGTAATTTCGTAACTGGTATTTGTACTCCAGTTTACACTATCACGGCTTATCTTCATAATTTCGTAGATAGCGTTAACATTACCTTGGCCGCCAGTACTTACACTGTAAGTTTTTAGGCCGCCAGCATTTTGTAGTCTGCCGTTAATGTATAGTGTAGTGCCGTTCCAGGTCAAGTTAGCACTACCAGTTAGTAAGTTACTTGCACTACCAAAACCAACATAGGTGTTGGTAAGTGAAGTTGCTCCTGATGTGATACCGCTTGCGTTGACCCAGGTAGGTGCAGCATCGCCATTGCTTTGTAAAATTTGACCACTTGAACCGTAGTTGGCAGCACCTCCAAATGCAAGGGCACCGGCGCTGGTAATTCGTAACTTTTCTGTTGCGGCAGCATCTAGTGCTGATGTATAAAAAACCAGACCTAATTGACGAGCATAGACGTTATTATCAGTGCTAACACCGTAGACTCCGGCTGTGCTTAATCCGCCTGATGCAACATAATCAACGGTTCTATTATTAAATGTAATACCAGTGCGAGCACCTAATTGGTTGTTGGCGCCGTCTGCTAGAGACTGCAATAGAATGTGGTTAAGTTGAGTGCTAGTTGATAAGGCTGCAAATCTAACATCTAATTTAGAATTTGGAGTAGTTGTTCCTAACCCAACCAATCCAGTACTTGCATTAAATCCTACCGGCACACTGGTTGCTACTGTAGCTGCCGCTGTAGTCGATCCGCTTGCACTAACACCTACAATATATTCAAATACATTGGTATTGGCGGTGGCATTAATGTTACCTGTATAACCTGCAGAACCGGCTGATCCTGTTGCGCTACCGCTGATGTTACCGACAAAGTTTGTTGCGGTTACAGTACCGTTGATGTAAGCACCACCGTTGACACTTAAAGTAGCACCACTTTGTTGAGCATAGGCGCTGGTACCCATGGTAATGCCATTTGTTGCTACCAATTGAAAGGCCGCACCGCTATATTGAATAAAGCCGCCGGCACCATTATCTTTAATATACTGACCGTTGGCAAAATTGATAGGAGTAGGTTGTGCAAAATTTACTCCACCAGTACCGCTATGAGTTACTGCACCTGTGCTAGGATTGATATAAAAGCTACTAGTAGTATACTCTGCCATATAGGCACTGGTAGCATTGTTAGCACTAACAAAAGTTGGATAATAATTTGCACTAGCAGTCTGTGCCACTGTGGCAATATTAACGGCGTTAGTTGCAGTACCTGCACTTAAACTGCCGATTGCTGTCCATTGAGGCGCACTAGCACCTGCTGTTAGTACATAACCAGCAGTACCTAATCCCAACATGGCTGTTGTATTAGCTGATGATTGATATGGTAAGCTACCTGCGGCACCGCCTGTTAGGTTGACACTGGTTGCCATCAGTGTAGCTGTATTCAATGTCCATGTCTGAGGAGCAGAACCGTTAAATGCAGTACCAGTTAAGCCTGCACCGGCAGTTAATGAGTTACTGACCTGTACCGCACTGGCCATTAATGTGGCTGTATTCAAACTGATAGTAATTGCCGCACTACCATTATAGGTAGATGACGGTGATCCGCTTAATCCTGTACCAATTGTTAATGCATTAGTAACACTACCTGCTGATCCTGCGGCACTGTCTGCCTGTACAGCTCTCTGTACATACATGCTACCAGTTGATATAAACCCTGTAGTGTTAGGTGCTGTTTGATAAACCAGTTGGCCAGCTGTACCACCAATGATATTATTAACATAGACGGCGTTTTGTACATAAACACTGGCTGTATTCGTGTATGCAGGCGCACTCGCACCAGTACTGACTAGGATTTGACCAGCAGTACCAGGACCAATAAAACTGGTCTGACCTGCGGCTGTTTGATAAGGAACTTGTCCAGCAGTACCGCCTGCGATATTTGTTGCAGTATTGGCAACTAAACTAATACCAACCATGAAACTTGAAGTGTTTACATAAACGGGAGCACTTGTGCCTGCACTGGTTAGAATCTGGCCAGCAGTACCTGGACCTGCAAAACCAGTCAGGCCAGGAGCACTTTGATAATGAATCTGGCCGGCTGTACCACCGGCAACATTACTAGCCGTGCTAACCGTACCTGTTACATTACCTGTGATGTTACCAATAATGCTACCACTGGCATACAGACTGCCGTTGACCTGTAGTCTATATGCGCCTTGGCTGGTCGTGTAACCTACTAGCAGATAGTTGTTGCTGTCGAATCTAGCATTTTCAGTACTATTGATACTGAATGTTATCGGAGCACTAGGAGCATTTATAGTACCAGTGGTAATTGCACCCGCGCTGTTTTCGATAAATGATAGATTACTGGCAATTGACATATTGATTTCCCAAAATATTTACTGTATTTACCAGTAAATTAAGCCTGAGCCTCGCCCCATCTCAAAACCAAGTTTGTGTTAATAGTTGTTCCCTGAGTCAAATAAACATTGACCATCAAGACGTCAGGACCATTGGGATAAGCATTTCTACCTCCTAGTGGGGTATTGGTCAATTCTTTCAATGAACTTAAATCTAACGAGTCTTTGTTAGCAGGAGCACTAATGAATGAGAAAATAGTTTCACCTGGTAACGCATATGAGTTACGATAGAAGCTAATATTGTTACCATTATTTACTGTGTTAATAATTGTGTTGTTTAAAGTCACATTACCTGAACCAATACTTTGCACAGTTGTACCACCCGCTAGTGACAGGTTGTTTGTAGTGTTAACAACCGCATCACCTACTGCAATACTAGCTGTACTTGCAACTGTTAGAATAAATGTACCGCTGTTTGAATTACCGTTAGCTGTAGTAGTAACAGTTGCAGTATTATCAAATGTAATACTTGTACCGGCAGCAACCTGACTAAACGATGGCTGACCTGTTGGAATTGCCGGGCTGTTTAATGCGTTCCAAGTAATGTTAGTTGCAGTACTTGGATAGTTGCTTGGATTTAAGATACCTTCGATAACCAATGCGGAGTTAGCAGTTGCACCGCCACCTGATGTAATTTCAATAGAGCTCAATAATAACTGTGCTCGATTAATAAGATCGCGCACACCCAAGTCGCCTGTAATAGCGTTACTAACACTTGGTGCTAGACGAATAGCAAAGGCTGTGGTCTTCTTAGTCGACACACTGATGTTGGTAGCTTGATAGTTGAAAATGTATCCACGGTCTTGGTCAAAGTTACCGTCTGTGATAAATGCCGAACCCCAGTGACTGACGTTTGGTGTGGCGTTTTGTCCCACAAGGATAACGCCTGTACCCAATGAGTGAGTTGCTGCCGCGGCGCCTGTAAATGATCTATTCTGTCCGCCAGCAAACTGTGTTAGTGTAGCATTACGGGTAAGGCCGCTCAGTGTACCTGTGCTGGTAGTCAAACTGGTATAGCTGATCAATTCATTGTCAACAAAAACAAACGCCGGGTAAGTTGCACTAGCCTGTGGAAAGTAGGTAGCATCTGTAACTGTCATCACAGTATCAATTGCGGCAATGGTGTTGGTCAATGTTGAACGAGCGCCTTCATTAATAACTTCGTAGCGAACTGGCATGTTGCCTGAACGCATGTAGGCTTCGTTATTGACGTTGCTGTTTCTCTGGCGGTGTACAGTGATATAGTTACCATCTGCGCCGCGTAGCATCCAGTCGATAAAACCAGCACCATACCAGGTCCATTGTAGACCCACCATCTGCATCTTACTGACATTTATGTTGTACCCACTAGGATTGAATACACCATTTGATCCGTCGCACCGGTCTATGTTCCATGTACTCTGTGGATATAGCTTGTCTATAACTTTGGTCATCTTGGCCGCAGTGACGTTGACAGCACCGCGCCATTGTGGTGTTACATACATAGATGTTTGGCTAACAACCTGTGTAACCTGATGTGTTAATCCGCGAACAACAACCTTGTCGCCTGCAATCAACTGATCTTGGAAACGAGTGTTTACACCTGTAACTAGGCCGCTACCAATAGTCATTGACACAGTACCGCCCATGTTCATAGTGGCCACACGCTGGCCTAGTGCAATCTGTATACCATCATACTGCCAGAACATGCCGTTTTGATCGTCAAATGTTCCTGCGCGAACTGTTGAACCATACCAGTTAACTAGACTGACTAGACACGGTGTTCCTAGAACTGCGCTGGTTGAACTCAGTGTAGTGGTTGATAAGACTGTAAATGTACGCTCGTCAACAATGCTGGCCACATAGTAGTTACCGTTATAACCATTTGAGCTAATACCGCTTAGGTTAATGTAGGCACCTGGCTGTAGACCGTGATCTGTATCATCGCAAACAACAGTAATTGTTGCACCGACACCTGTACCACTTGCTGTTACGCTACGAATAATGTAGTTAGGTGCTAGCAATAGTCCGGTGTTATAGTTAATAGCCTTACCAGACTGATAACGAATATATTTCTTACTCATACGCACAGCGCCTGCACCATAGGCAGTACTACCTGTACCTAACTGTACACCGCCGTCGAATGGTCTGTGTACATAGAATGCGTCTGAACGAGCATAAACACTACCAGTCGGTGTACCTGAGATAGAACCCACATTTCGTGCTGAATAACTTATTGTGGTTGCACTAGGTACTGCGGTAACAAAGAAAGGCCCTTGACATAGTGTGTGATTGTTCGAACCGTTATCACTATTAATAACTGCCATGATAGTATTGCCTGGCAACAATCCGTGGTTGGTAGCAAAAGTAACTGTTACAGTACCGGTTGTGCTAGCACCTGAACCACTTGTTGAAAATGTCACATCGCCACGAGCAGAACCTGTATAGAAACCACCCTTACGAACTACGGTATAGCTAGCACTGATTGTATCACCGTTGTTAACACCTACTTTACCTTTGGCATAATAAGTTAAAGTCTGTGTTGTAGGAACGCTGTTAATGATAAACGATCCCTGCGCACGACTGTAACTAGAAACGGTCGAGTCAAGACCACTAACTGTGATAGCAGTACCTGTGGTTAAATTATGTGGTACTGTTGTAGTAACAGTAATCAAACTTTCAATACTTGATGCCGATGCGCCACCGCCTGATGCATCAGTAGTAATAGTACCCAATGTCAAATCACTACCTGGTACTTCATAGATACCTGGATAGTTACGCAGGGTACTGATCTGCTGCCACTTGGTAGGCTGTAGTCCGTACTCAAAGTCAGCATCAAGCATAGACTGTGGCTGGCTAACACGCTGGCGTTCAAAAGCATCTGTGCCCACGCCATATGCGCGAGTAAACACTACACCGTCAGCTCTTTCTGCATAAATCTGCAGAGTATCTGTTGACGCCATGCCCACTGTACTGATACCTAGTGTAACAGTAGTGATACCGTCACTGTTTAATAGAGTATTTGGAAAACTGGCAGAGTTAGCTCGGCTAAAACTTACACTGGTTCCTGTATAGGTTGGGCTGGCAAAGTTATATAATACTGTATTTCTTGTGGTATTTGTGATTACCAATAACTGATCCATTTTCCAGTTGCCCGGAATAGTGATCGTTCCTGCACCTGCAGATCCCGGTGTAAACACATAAGTTCTTAATAGTTGTTTGGCCATTTTATTCTAAATCCTTCGTATATTTATTGTGCATTATAGTCCCATTGCTATGCTCAAAGCAGTAGCCAAGGTGGTTATGTCTACACCATTCTGTTGCAGGCTACCTGATACATTTAAAGTACCGTTAATCGTACCACCACTACTACTTATGGCATTGGTAATACTTACTGAGTTGAAGCTGACTACACCAACAACTACACCGTTGGCAGGAATACTGCCAAACACGATGCTTGTACCGTTGTTGGCGGTATAGGTATTTGGCATTTGCAGTGTACCATTTTGGAATACCTGTACTGTTGCTGTGTTGTAGTTTGTGGTAAAAGTAGTTGTAGTACCGTTACTGGTATATTGATTAAATGAGTATGCCTGTTGGGCACTTACAGCATACCCTTGGCTTGCAATAACCTGTACTATATCACCTGTATTACGACCGGCGGATAATACCACTGTAGTACCGTTGCTGGCTGTAAAGTCACCTGCTACTGAGCTAAAGCTGATACCGTTGACAATAACCTGAATCTGTCCAACTGTATATCCGCCTGCCACAGTAAATGTTGTCTGTCCTGCCGTGGCAGTAAATGTCTGTATGCTGGTTGGTAGTATCTGCGCACCATTGGTATAGATGTTACCTGCCCATAAGCTACCTTGTATGCCCACACCACCTAATACCTGTAGCGCACCTGTTGTGGTCGATGTTGCTGTTGTGGTATTTGCAATATTAACAATACTAGTTGCTGTTACAAGTCCACCAATATAAACACCGCCACTGAAACCTGCGCCACCTTGTACAACCAATGTACCGCTGGCAGTTGAGCTAGTAGGAGTATTCCACTTGTTGATAGACACAGCTATCATGGTGTTGGTAACTGTGGTCGCAGTAACTTCTGCTAGGAATTTAAAGTTTGTACCAGTGGTTGTTGTACCAAATACCAAGTCACCGTTACCTGCTGTAGCGTTTTTACCAACCATAACATAGCCATCATTTGGTGTTAGAGCAGTACCTAGACTGTTAGCCTGTGTACCATCCCATAGACTGCTAGTGATACCCATATCGATGTATGAGTTAGCTGAGGTAACATTATCAGCAGATGCCACAATGTCAGTAGACGCCTTTGCACCACTGTTGACGTTCTGTACATTTATCTCCATGTAATCGTTATAATTACCAGAGGCCTGGAACATGGTTTGACCGAATGGAGTATAGTTTGCAACACCGGCATACAGAGCGCCGTTACCAGTTGCATCACCTAAGAATACACCGTTGGTAGCAGTAACCTGACTAACTGTAATAGTTGCGTTAGTACCAGTAATAACTCCGTTAACTGTTAAGTTACCGGTAACAACTGCGTTTCTTCCCACGGTTAAATCAGATGCTATACCAACGCCGCCTGCAACATATAAAGCATTAGCAGAAATAGTAGCAGTATTGGATGCAGTGCTGGCCACAGTCAACTGGTTGGCAAAATAGCTGTTACCTGTAACGCCAAGGCCGCCTGCTGTAACAACTAGACTTTGACCTGTTGGTATACTAGCACTGGCAACACCTGTGGCTGTTACTGTAACTTGGGTAACATACGCTGGGGTAGTTCCGTTGCTGGCCAGTATTGCCCCAGGAGTTCCG